ATGTCAACCTTCTGCTTTGTCTTGATGTCTACCCTGTTACCTAATTCCTTGTACGCGCCTAACGGCACATGGGAACCTAAAGACTGCCCCTGAACAACGGGGGTATTGGAAGAAATGGTTTCAACCATTCTCTGCTTATGTTCCTTGTAATTCGTGACAGCCACGGGAACCTTTACACCTTCCCTCGGCTTTATCAGGTTTACGTTGTTAACTTCATTCCACACACCGCCCAAACCGGAAGTCTCGTTGATTGTCTGTAATTGTTTTGCATTGACAGCACCTGATTGATAATAATGCCCGCCCAAACCTTCACGGCTCATGGCTTCAATTTCGATTTCGTCAGCCTTGTTGTGCATGATCTGCGGGATCTTTATATTCCGGATTTCTCCGAATCCCTGTGGTTTGTTTTCGTCGTAATACAGAACCTTATAGCAGAACGGATACATACCATGGTCATATATGTATGGCTTGTACTCAAGAAGGGTATCGTTGGCGTAATAGCATACATGGATTCCGTCAAGTATGCCCTCCGCTTTGTCGTGTAATTCCCTTGCCTTGAAGAAGTCCTGTTCCATTGTTTCCGCAACGGAAGCGCGGTTCAGAAGGTCTTGTTTGGCTTCCTCCGGCATAAATAAAGGCTTTCCCCTGTGCCAGTATTCGTATAGATATGTCTGCCCGGGATCGCCGCCCTCGTCCTGTAAGTCGCTTGTGTTGCTTTCCTCGGTAATAAAATGTTTTTTGTTGGGATACATATCCTGTAAGGTCTTAACCTTTTTCCTTAGTCTGCGGATAATGAACCCGCATTCCTGCATTCTTTCCTCAAGATCAATGATTGCGGTGTCGAAGAATATGTCCCGCCTGTCACAATACAGCATACGGATATCACCTATCCACCGGTTTGGGCCTGTCCCTCCCATCCATGTGGGGTCCCATACCGCCATACCGATTGCCGGACCGTAACAGATAAACTGTAAAACAATCTTTCTCCATGTCGAAGGAAAGTTGTTACGAATGTCATTGAATTGGCTCAGATATGTAAGTTCCTTCGCCTTTTCCCCGTCGCCGTCCTCCATCGGATCAATAATGGTTTCCGGTGACCTCGCCGTCAGGTTGGAATGAAGATTGGTTATCGCGTTGAAAATAAAGTTGTCCTCGGAATTCGGCCTTATCCTGCGCCCCTGATCCGTCCTTCTCGCAAAGGAAGTGTCCCACTGCTTCCCCCCACCGACATACATATTGTTTTCATCTTCCCAACACTGTTCCACCGAATCAAGCCCGTTGTCACCCTGCCTGATACTCTCGGCGTGGCTTTGGTCACTGATAATCTGCGTCATTATTTTTTGTTCTTCAGCCGTGTTGCTTGCTGTAAGATCGATGCTCATGTCCTTCGGCGGTTTTTTCTTCGCTTCCGTCAGTACCCATTCGTCAATCACGGGCGGTTCCGCCTTTTTTCTATTGAATAAGCCCATACCTTCACCCCTTAATCGTAGAATCCTTTATGCCTCGGCGGTTTATTTTTTCTGTCCTCAACCTTGTCCTCAAGTTCAGAAACGGTTTCCTGAATCGCCTTGATAATCGGCATATCCGGCGGTGTTCCGGTTTGTTTCAAATATCCCAAATAAAACCCGACAACCACACCGGACAGCGTTCCTGCTATCGTCAAGATAAAGTATACCAACATACCCTTAACCTCCCTGCAATCAATTAAAGAAGCTCCCGGCGGCTTCCTGCGCTTCCCAATCGTCGTCCTCATAGTCCGGCTTTGTCGTGGTCACTTCGATGGCTTCCGTCTTTTGGTGGGCTATGTAGCAGTTTATGGCTCTTGCCATAATGCAGTCGTCATGCGCCCCTTTTGCGGCTTCCGGTCTGCCCTTCTCATTTTTAATGAACGTGGTCATTTCAAGAAGTAATTTCGTGTCAAGAACGAGTCCAGGATTTTCACGCATTGTAGTACGCAACATGCCTAAAGCGGTCGGTCTTGTCGCTGAATTAGTGTCAAAGCCGTAAATCTTTTTATAGTTTCCGGTCATTGCGTCCGGTCTTTCCTCGCGCCAGTATTGCGCGTTATACCCTAACCGCATCAGTTCTTTTACCGGGTGGGTGCTGAATTTTGTTTCTATCCCGATCAGCGCATCCCCGTTGCAGCAATTCAAAGAACCGTAATACTTCCCTAAGCAGTACATCTGACGGGCATATAAATCTTCGTCATACTTATAGTTCAGACAGGCGACATCCTGTTTTGTGACATTGTTCGTGAAATATCCGGTGTTCCAGTCCGAACCCTCCCCCGCCGTATCACCGCCCGCCGCATACGGGTATCCGGTTTTCGGTTCCTCATAGATACAAATAATCCCGTCCGGATCTTTCACCCATGCTATGGTTTCATCCCTGATCCGTTCGTTCTCATATGCGAATTCAAAATAACCTCTCTTGATGGGTTGGACATTCGCCATTATCCGTTCGTTTACGGTGTGTTTGTCAAAGTAGGTTCCTCCGGATATGCCCCACATACCCAGGGCGTAGATGTTGTATTCGTCGGCGTTGTTCTTTTTCAGGTCTGCCATGGTCACATAATAATCGTCCGGCGTGAATTTATTGTCTTTGAAGGTTGAATGGATTATCAGCGTGTTGTACTTAAAAATTGAGATCTTTTTGCCCTCTACAACTTCCTCAACCTTTTCCGTTAATACCTTGTAATCCATCTTGAATTTTTTGTAATGTGTAAAATCCTCGAACCTCTGTTCGCCCCGGATACAGATTGTCCTTTTGCTGCGTCCGTCAAAGTACCGCTTTTTTAAAGGACAAAGAACAGAGACAGGATTGAACGATACATAGATGTGCATGGGATAACCTATGACACGCAAGCGGCGGTCAATTTCGTCAATGTCGCTTAATGAAACCTGATCGGCTTCCTCTACCCATGCCGATGTAATATCGAATATGGACTTCAATTTTTCAACGTCGTCCAAACCGGCGAACACGATTTCGTTTTTCCCGAGTATAATTTTTTCTTTACCTTCGGCGTTGTTGATTTCCCACTTGAAACCCTCTAATTCGGGATATCTCTGTAAAGCCCGATTTTTGAGAAGCGGAAATTGTGATTTCGTGACCTGTGTCCTTTCGGAACGGACGCATAGAATACGGTGCGGTCTGCCCTCTGTCTCCTGTACTATGCGGTCTATGATGATGTCGGCGACTTCATACGACTTGCCGCTTGCCGATCCCCCTATGAGAACCAAAAACTTACCGGGGAATATCCGGGCAAGGGAAAACACATCGTTCCGCTCTTTCTTCATGCGGATCTCGTTTTCATACTTCGCAAGTTCCAGAAGTTTTATTTCTTTTTCAAGTTTTTCGATTTGTTTTTGGGTATGCTTGTCCACGCTATCCCTTTTTCTTCCCCTTATTTTTGAAGTAGTGAATCTGTTTTAGCCGCTTCTCAGCTTCTTCTTTTGTCAGGTTCGGCTTTGACAGGTTTTTACCCGATTCGGATTTTACCCGATAGCCCTTTTTAGTTTTTTTGATCATGGTTGATTCTCCTTCGGATTCAGTATGTAATCAAAATGTGAGAGCGGGTACGCATTAACGAACCCCTGTGCAAGCATTTCTACCGTTTGTTCGTGGTAGATTGTAAACATGTTTCGTTCTTTACCTCTTGTTGCCTCGTCCTGAATATAATCAAGAAGACTTGCCGCATGGTAATAAACATCTTGCGTTAGGATATGATAAAGTTCATGCACCAAAGATGCATACCACTCGTCCACCCTATCCCACTCGTCCACTCCGTCATGATCCTTGTTGATACATACCGCAGCGCGTTTAAGTTTCATATCCCGTCTACAACAGGCATAACTATATTCCTCGGTCAAACTCTTGCATTTTCTTATCGCCGCAAAGTTCTATTGAAATTTTCCAGTCCTGAATTTTGAGAATCGGTTTCAATTTTTCAACAATATCCTGTAATTGCTTTTGTGTTGGTAACATGTTAACCCTCCTTATTTCCTACTTTGGCGCAAACCTTGTTATATCTGCTCGGCAAATCCATCACTGTTACCAGAATGTCACCGGCGAATACAAACACCTTGTTACTGTAGACAATAATGTCCTTGTCCATGTACTGAAAATACAGCATGTCCAGAAAACGCCGGATTGAACCGGAAAAATCCTGCCGCTTGATACCTGATTTAAGTGCGTTCTGTGCTACACGTTCCGATGATTTTTTATTTACTCCCATACGTTCATGCAGTCTTTTTTTGGCGTGTGTTGAGACATCCATAACTCCTCCTCGTTGGTATAGAAGGGGCAAGTTGCCCCGCCCCGCTGTCTTTTCCTAAACCTTATGCGTTCCTTCGATGCCCCTGTTTTCCCTGCCCATTGTGCGCTTTCTCAACCACAACAACGCCTCTTCAAGTTTCGTGATGGCAAGCGCATTTTCTCGGCATGAATACTCGGATTTTTGGAAATATTCCAGCCTGCAAATAACCATTGCGATCAAGTCCTCGTTGCAGACACCGTTTACGCCGCATTCTTTAATGGGACCTTCCTGAAAATGAATTACAGCTAATTGTCTTTCGGGATGTTGCCCTGCTGTTTCTGTGTTATGTGCGGTAACTATGAAGTTATGTGGCGCATTAAACCTCATATCCTCAGGATACTCGTGGTAAACATCTGTGTACTTTGATGTCAGTAGATCGTGTTCAAGTTTTTTCATATTAATCCTCCTTACACCCGCATTGTTCCATAATTCTTTCCCACTTCTGCCTTGTTGTGTGCCCGTCCCAATTTGCTTCAACCTGCGGAAGATTGCCAACGTCGAAGTCATCGGGGATATGAAATGTGATTGAGCCGTTGTTCAGGGATATTACACGTTTCCATCCGTCCCAATTATTGTCCGTGTCGTAGTACCATCCACAAGGACGGTCTTCTATACCGAACTTTTTGGTAATCCCCGCTACAACGTCGTTCATAAATACTGCAAACTGCAACGCCAGCATATTACGTTCCCAATACGCCCCGTCTTTTGCTTCCTCTGGTGTTTGTCCCTCTTTCCATTCGTAAATTTTCATAGTTTTTGACTTCCTTTCGTCACATATTTTTATTTGAAGCCTTGCGGCTTAAAATTACCGTAAATCCTTCCACTGTCTGCCGCCCATTATCCGAATGCGGTAGTTTTTAAACATGGTCCGCAATACCTTGTTTATCCGGTTCCCTTTGCAGAATATCCACGGGTTGACAAAGTATTGGCGGTTTGTACTGTTTTTGCCCTTGTACATGATGTCCTTCTTTACAAGACTTTGAATTGTTTGGTATACGATGGAACGGCTTAATCCGGTTATCCTGACTAAATCTTCACTGCCGATGTCCACGCCGTTATCGTATTGCAGATGGCAATCGTCAAATGAAACATATGTGCCTATACAGAATAAAAACGCCTTTTCCGTTACGCTGAGGTCGTTTATCCATAACCGCATTTCCGGAACATACATTTTTGTGAAGTTCTCAAGGTTCCACTCTATGACGGTATCCATGTTAACCCTTGGTTTTCTTCTTGCGTTGGCTTCGATGCTTTTTCCGCTTATAAACCTGTCTCCGGGCTGTATTTCTCTTTCAATTATCCCTGTAGTTGTATTGAGTACAACTCTGTCTGTCAAATTTTCTCCCTTACTGTCGCCCATATTTGAGCCTCCTTTATTATGTAAACGTCCAGATTATAGTACATTACCCCGCTCCTTATGTACTAAATTCCGGACATTCTGTCGAATCCGAAAACCCTTGGGGGAGTATGTCTGGAACGTCGAAAAGTGCGATTTTCATTCCTCTGTATCTACATTACGTCTGCCCCTCAATTGGGATCGTATCAGATACACCCTTGAACGCTTGCAATAAGCATATCCTCGCTTTTTTGTCTGCTCGGTTAAAACTGAACTATTCTTTCAATAGGGCTATACCCTTGGGGTGACTACCCCCTTTTTTATAGACCGGGTAGAAATTGGACAATATGTAGATAGAGGTGGGGTGCCCGGGGGTCAGGTGGGTCGGTCCTGCGGCGAAAAGGATCGTCCGCCAGGCAGGCCGAGCCAACACCATATCAGCATGAAAACATTGTGAAGTCTTTCACATTCAACGAAATGTTGATTTCGCTTAATTAGGTCAGTCGGGGGTACAATCGTCTGAGAGCCTTGCCAGCTCTGCCTTTGCGGCTTCGAGCTTGTCATTGATTTGTGACACATTGAGCGAAAGATTATAATTATGGTTGATAGTAGAGACATTTTCGACCTTATCGGCATAACCGAATTTGTTTTTCATGTAGAAAATTGCTCCGATCGGGTTCTTTGCTCCCAGAAGTCGCTGGATGCTCCGTTCTTCAAGCATTTCATCGATGCTTTTTATTGTGTCGGAATAGCCCTCATACTCTTGATACCCGTAAAACGTATCCCTATGAATGCCACAAAACACGCAAAACCCTACAATATTAGGAAATAATCCTTCTTTGCCGCAATGCTCAATATAATTGATGAAGCTTGCCTCCATATCCT